CGGCAAACGCTTTATAATTGGATGGCAGGAAAGAGCGAGCTTTCTTTGCCAGTATTCAGAGATTTGGTCGCGTATTTATTCCCGGAAGAAACTAACGCAAAATAAGAGGCTATCATGACGAATCTTCAAGCAGCCCTTGAGTATGCAACGAGGGGTTGGTCAGTTATTCCGCTTCATACCGCACGCCCGAATCATACGTGTACGTGTGGACATGATGATTGCAAGAGTATTGGAAAGCATCCTCGCACTAAAGCCGGACTAAAAGACGCTTCAAATGATCCTGAAAAAATAGCCTCTTGGTGGGGGATGTGGCCCGCGGCTAATATTGGTGTCTGCACTGGTCCGGAATCCGGTATTATCGTCATGGATATTGACGACGAGGAACTTGCAAAAGAAGCGATCGGCGAAAAGGAAATTCCTGAAACGCTCATGCAGGAAACAGGCTCGGGCGGGAAACACCTTGTTTTCGCATATCCTGGAAAACCGGTAAAATCGGGAACGAAGATTATCCCCGGAGTTGATTCACGGGCTGACGGTGGGTATATAGTCGTCCCGCCGTCGAATCATAAATCTGGCCGTAACTATGAATGGTTAAACGCTTTTGATCCAGCGCCTGCCCCTTCTTGGTGGGTAGACCTTATCGATAAGGCAACGGCTCCGATACATACGGCGAGAACGGATAATCCGGAAGGCTCTGCAATTTTTGAAGGTTCCCGAAACGCGTCGCTCACGTCAGTCGCCGGGTCCTTGCGCAAGTTAGGTCTTGGGTACGATGAAATACTCGCAGCGCTATTGAACCGCAACGCTAACGCCTGCCGCCCTCCGCTCGATGAAAAAGAGGTAGAAATTATAGCCCGGTCAGTCTCGGGATATGCGATAAAGACCCCGGAAGAAGAAGAGCTTGAAAATACCGGGGCGCTTATAGCTGCCCGCTTGTGGGACGGAGAACAGAAAAAGAAAGCCGAAACTATTATAGCTTCGAAAGTAACAAAGGCCGGACCCATGCCGGATGGTATTATACCTTCCGATGGCGTTTTGAAAGACATTTATGAATATGTTATGTCGATTTCCAGGAAAGAACAGCCTCTTGCCGCCTTGGGCGCGGCTATATCTGTCGTTTCAACGCTCATGAACCGCAAGTATTCGAGTTATACCAATCTTCGAGCGAACGTGTTTATCGCAACGCTCATCCCTTCCGGACAGGGGAAAGATGTCGTAATTGGCGTTATTCCCGATCTTTTGATACGAGCAGGAGCGGAAAAGTTTGTGGGAGGTGAACCGGTTTCCGGTACGGCTATTATATCGGCGCTTTCTGAAACTCCTGTCAGGTGTTACGCACTCGACGAATACGGGCGATATTTGGCCGGGGTGAACAATAAAAACGCCAATACTAATAAAATAGAGATTGGCGACGTTCTAACAAAAATATGGTCCTGTTCCAATAAACCGTACACAGGGAAGGAACGCGCGGACCGGAAAACGAACAAACAATTGATTATCCGCTCCCCGTATGTTGTCGTCAACGGGGTAACTGTTCCGGATCGGTTCTGGTCGGCTATTACATCAATGGACGCTTCTGATGGTTTTCTTGGCCGATATATAGTATTTAACTCGCCTGATTATGCGAAAACTCTTTTTCCGGAACATGGTACACCGCCTCAAGGGCTGATAAATAAACTCAAGGATCTATACGAATTCTTTCCTCAAGGCGGTAATTTGGCTTCCGTGTATTCCCCTGAGATAGAAATTGATCCGGTTGTCATAATTCCGAGTCCGGACGCACGGACAATGTGGGAAGAATTATCGGAAAAGTATTCCGTTATCGCTTTTGAAAAGAAACAATTTTCCAGTATTTACAATCGAGTAGCGGAAAACGCTATGAAGTTGGCTATGATTTACTCCGCTTCGAGAGACTTCAAAAAGCCCTCAATGACTCTTGAGGCGATGAGCTGGGGGGCTTCTTTAGCTATCTGGTCCGCAGAGACGGTCGTTGAGCAGATACAGCGGTGCGTGGCTGATGACGAATCTGAGAAACTTTCCAAACAAATTATAGCCATAATTGAGGATGCTGGACCGGAAGGAATTTCCCCTTCTATCTTGGTACGCAAGAAAGGACTTGGGAAAAGTCGTTTTGTTTGGACCGGAATATTGGATCAGATAAAAGATTCCGGGGCTATTTTCTTGAGAACAAGAAAACTTGAGGGGGCGGGTAAGCCGTCGATAAGGTGGGTTTCAGCGCAATTTTTTGATGAAAAGGAGGAATAATATTTTGCAAAAACTCACTGCAAAATATTATCAAAATATTGCAATATATTATTTTTTACGATTTGGGAACGTTTTTTAACGTTTTTTACGGGATATTTTGTAATAAAATGTAATATTTTGCGTTATGTTTTGCAAAATATTATTGAGGGTTAAATCCTTACGGTGTATGGATTTAATATATATATAAATAATATATTGTTATTTTGTATTATATATACTTATATATTTCTACACATATATAGGGGTCTGCAAAATACAAAATATTAAAAATCGAACAAGAGTATCTTTTTTCATACACTTTATTTTTATACCAAAAAGGGGTACACTATTTATATGCAACAGATTTGTATTAAAGCTGGAACGTGTCATCATGCTCCCGCCTGCCAACATGGCAAACCTCATGAGCCAACCGTAAACTGCGAAGCGACTCTCTGCGGATTCGGGGGAGAGGTGAAGTGTGTGAGTGTCCCTGAGGTGAAGAAATGAGAACACACGGCTATCAACCGAAAGCAACGGCAAAAGGAAAGATCGTACCTCCAACCGGAGGATCGGGAACCGTCAAGGAAAAACCCGTAAAGAAGTCAATAAAAAGAGATTATGCCGAATCACGGATACAAGCAGAAGCGGTCTCTGCCCTGTCTCTTTTGGGGGTATATGTTTTAATGATACCTAACGGAGAGATTGCGGGTATGACCGCAAGGAAATACCGACGATTGGTTGCCCTTGGCTTTCGTTCTGGGGCTCCTGATACTATTTTGCTCGAGAGGAATACAGCTCGATTCTTTGGCCTTGAATTCAAACAACCTGGGGGCAGACAGTCGGTTTCTCAAAAATCGTTTCAATTTGTCTGTATTGCCAATAATTGGCCATATGAAGTTGTCGACTCGGTAGACAAGGCAATCGCTCAAGCGAAGGACTGGGGGCTGATCCATGCCTAACTACACCGCCGAAACTATAATCAGAAAAACTCACGATCTGGACGCAATAAGGGCAAAGTACGCCTCCCCCAAAAATATAGACAAAGCCGTCAATTCCCTTGCCGGGAAGATGGCTGATGAATTAATCGCTCAAACTCCGAAAAAAAAGGAATCGTCATGGACAGATATTCGGGAGGGATCATGCCGGTAGCTAAAACAAAAAAGAAGCTTGGCGCCCCTTCAAAATATTTGCCTTCCATGTGCAAAATAGCCGAAGAGGCAGCCGGACAAGGGCTTATTAATCCGGAAATTGCTGCAAAACTTGGGATAACAAGGGAAACCCTTAACGTTTGGATGCACGAGAAGCCAGATTTTTCTGACGCCGTAAAGCGTGGCAAGGAAATTGCCGACGCTCGAGTCGAACGTTCTTTGTATGAATTGGCTATGGGTTACGAGTATGATGCTGAACGCCCGATGACTGTCGGAACCGGAAAAGGTTTTTCCGAAATAGAAATAGCGAAGTTCCGGGAAAAGCTACCTCCGAATGCAACGGCCATTATTTTCTGGCTGAAGAATCGAAAGCCCAAAGAATGGCGTGATAAGCAAGAAATCGGACTGACCGACTCAGAAGGCAATGACCGGAATTTCGCGATTGATTTTGTCACGGCCTCAAAGAAAAAGAAGTAAATGCCCCACATCCAGATAAACGACGTATACAAGCAACTTTTTGCCGACGGACGGCTTCGCCATGATATCCGGTATTTTATCGTGTATGGAGGCCGCAGAAGTGGCAAGAGTCACGATGTCGGGCAGATACTTGATATTACCGCAGCCTCGGAGCCGGGGCATTTTATCCCGCTTATTCGCAAGGTAGGGGCAACGGTCAAGGATTCTATCTATTCGCAGCATACGGGATTTTTTAACCGTAACAATATCAGGGTTGACCAGAACAAAACCGACAAGGAAATTGGGCTTCCCAACGGGTCAAGGTTCCGGGGCTTTGGCCTTGATGATGAAATGAAGATACGCTCCCTGGTTGGGGCGACCAAAATAGAGATAGACGAAGCGAACGAACTGTCAGAAAATGAGTTCGATTCCCTGGATGCCGGATTGTCTCCGGGAAACTATAACGGACAGATTTTTTTGCTTTTCAATCCGATAGCGCAAATTCCCGGCT